CGATAATATCTTTCGTTCCGTCTGTCGGAAGATCAATAAAATCAGATGATATTTCAGTAGATACGCTATAAGAACTTAAATCAAATCCTGTCTCGCCGCCGAAAGTAACTTCAAGCGGAGTTCCATCAAAATCAACATTAGTAGCAGGATTTTTATATCCTATCGTAACATGGTCAACCGCATAACCTTCGGAATTATGCGATTGGAAAGAAATTCTAATATAATCTTTATTGTCAGTAAATAGAGATTTATTTATAATTTGACGAATAGTGTAATCGGGCCATCCATCAGTTGACCCGGTAAAAGTTGTGTCGTGTAGGATATCGCACGATATAGCATAGGGCGAAACGTCTACAGCCTCAATAGCGAACCATGTATTCGTGCTAGCTGTAATGCTACGCGAATTAGCAGAATAAACAGTTAGTTCGAAATAATCACCTTCCTCGACAGGAATAATCGCAGATTGAATATTAAGAAAATCTTGTCCTGCCGTGTCAGTATCTCGGACAACGTTACCGACAAAAACAGTTGACCCATTTTTCCTGAATTGAACGACAATTTGCGATGCTTGGCTAGCACCGTGAATATTTGCAGTAAGTTGAACAAAATCAACGCCAGCCGGGACGCCTAACCGACTGTTAGACGCTCCGCTATCAAACCATCCACTATCGTCTGAAATTTCCGTATCAAACGTTATTGTAGTAGTTACCGCAGACGGAATAGATTGATCGGTAGATTTAGCAACAAGAGCATAATTAATGTTGTCGGGTAGAGCTTCAATAGCCACCCATGTATCGTAATCGCCATTAATATTAGGAGAACCGGAAGCATAGCAATAAATTTCAAAATAATCGCCTTCGACTACCGCAATAGGAGCGGATACGACATTCAAATATCTTCCCGGTAGACTTCCTTCAACATCGTGATTAAATCCGCCATAAATCATCGCTCCGTTTTTATAAAGAGCGATTTCGGCTTGATAAGAACTAGACAGCAAACTTAGCGAAGCGGTAATTCTTACGAAATCAACATTTGCAGGAACAACTAATCTAGTCGTAGAAGTCCCGTTGTCGAACCATCCGCCAATGTCGTAATCTTCAACATTCCACGTAATAGCGGACCATGTATCGGTTGATATAGTTTGACCTGTAGATTTATGCAGCAAAGCACCGCTAAAATCTTCCGGCAATATTTCAAGGCTCGCCCATGCTTTTTCTGGATCGTCAGAACTTCCCGAACTTGAAGCCCTTATAAATGCTTCGAAATAATCGCCAGTAGTTAGAAGAACCGGGGCGCTATTTCCCGATACCCCAGTAGTTCCGGCCGATACAGCATCGAAGCGTATTCTACCGTAATAACTAGCCCCGTTTTTTCTGGATTGGAGTTCTGGCGCGCCACTATCGATATTAATTGATGAACGAAACCGCCCATAACGACCATTATATTCAGCGGGAATAGTAAATCGCGAAGAACTTGTTCCTAGATCAATAGCATTGGCGTCATCAACCAATACACTATCGAACGTAATAGCTGCCGCAGACGTACCTATAGATTGATCTGCCGAATTGTAGGCAAAACTATAAGTTATATCGGCCATTTATGCAGTCTTTTCGATTTGAACTTTTGCAGCTTCGAACGTTGATTTCGTCCATTGCGCGTTAGTGTTCGGATCGTAATCGAACGCGAACGGCCAATATGAATAGGAAGTCGTCAACGGAGTGCTTTCGCCGCCATTAATGCTTTCACTTCCGCTAATCATAGAAACGACAATTGACCCGGTTCCGGCTTCGTCAATTCGAGCGAGCGCCGGAACATAAATTCCCGCGACTTTATCGACTTCGGGCGGGATTTCGGGCAAGGTCAAAGTTGCCTTATTGCCGACCGTTCCCGCGCCCGCATAGCTGGTATCCCCATCGGGCGGAACTTCGTCAATCGCTTCGTGGATCGTGGAAGCGCCGACAGCCGTCCAATCTTGCGGGGAACTTTCGCCGTCCGCGAACGTCGTAAGAATGCGCAATGGACCCATGAACGTATTGTTGAAATCGCCCGTTTCGTCCCAAACGAAAATATCATCGATATATTGAGGGTCAGCCGAACCGCCAACATTTCGACGCCGCCAAGCCGATTGTGAAACTTTCGTAGTTCCTAGATCAAGCGAACCAAGCTGGAGTTGAACAACTCCGTTAACATGCAATTCGAATTCGCCCGCTGTATCGTCCATAAATGCGCGCAATTCGATATGATGAAATGTTCCGGCAGTAATAAGATTATCCGTTACCTCGATAAGCGATCCGTTGTAATCGCCTTTATTAATCGTAATCGATCCTGACGGATTAAATATCATAGTTAATAGCGGAGAATTAGCATTACTTGCCAATTGAAAAAGACAATTATTATTAATCGAAGGAAGCGCCGGAAAATAAATACCAAAACCAACGCCGATAACGTCTAGTGCTGGACCGTTAAGCGCTAGTCGGGCTATCGCAGGCGCGCCGCCACCGCCGCCAGTAAGTAAAAGAGAATTACCCCCGGTTCGCGATTGCGCCGACGAAATACTTGCTTGCGTTAGTTCTGCCCACAATCCGGCAGACATATTCGCGATTGACCCGTAATGATCGAAGCTATCGGCGAAACGAAGCATTTTAGATGATCCCTAGTAGTTGCTGGAATTCTTCGCGATTAAGCGTGATAACTCGTTTAATCGTTTCTTTTCCAGCTTGGGTTTCAATTGCCGAAAGCTGCGATTTCGGGTCAAGGATAACTTCAACATGCGTTGTGCTGGACGAAGTTGTTGAAGTCGTTGCCGCTGGCGCGGGCGCGCGAAGTCCTGTCGTAAGTCCCCGCGCCATTCCTCGCGCTAATTCTTCCATCGAATAGCGCATTCCCGGTAGAATTGGATTTCCTTCATCATCAACCCCGGTAGGTGCTATACCGGGCAAGCCGCCGCCTCCAAAGCTTTTAACTTCAATGTGTTCCCGTTCGGCGGGATGGTGCCAGTTATTGAGCGAATTGCCCGACCCGCTGCCGCCGCTACCGCTTCCCCCGCTTCCGCTACCGCCCCGGCGAAGCGCTTGGGCTTGCTGGCGAGCTAGAGCGGCTTCGGCGCTAAGTTTGTCTGCCGTAGCAGACAATATCGCTAGTTGCGCGTCAACGATTTGACGCGCCTTATCAATCGCCTGTAAAAGATCGCCGCCGAACGCCTGAAATCCTACCAGCAAATCGGACATAGCCGATGATAGGTTATAAGTGATTTTCGACCCGGCATCTTCGATAGATTTACCCATCGATTTGCCCGCTTTGTTACCCGCGTCGATTATCGCGGTTCCTTGCGTTTTTGCGGCCTTGGTCGATCCATCGTCAAAACTCTTTTTAATATCCTCCGCACCCGCCGCCGCGCCAGCTTGCGCACCTTCGTAAAGAGCATCCTTTCCGGCGTTCAATGCGGATTTAAGATAATCCGCGCCCTTGTCGAGCGAGGATAGAATATCCGCCGCCGCCTGTTTCGCGTTAAGCTGAATATTCAATCCCGTTTGCGCGAGCGATGACGTAATACCTAGCGCGTCGGTTGCTTTACCGACAACCTCGACAACTTTTCCCCAAAGTTCAATGACATATTGAATAGCTTGCTGCCAGCCGATTGTTTTTGTTATAACATAACCAATCAACGCGCCAACCGCCGTAAGAGCGGCAGTAATCGGATTACTCAATATCAACGTGAATATGCTAACAATTGCGGTTCGAAGCGATCCGGCAATCGCGACAGTAAGCGCTTTTACCGCGCCTAGCGCCGTAGGACCAAATGCGAACAGCATAGCCGTTCCGACCGCGCCTAGAATTTCCGGGTATTGTTGAAGCGTATTAATTCCATCCAAAAGAATATTAATTAGCGGCGTCAACACATTATACGCCACTTTCGCCCAATCAACCATTTGAAGTCCCGCCGCGACCGCAGCAACAAGACCAATAGTCAATAGCGAAATAGGTGAAAGGACTTGCGCGAACGCCGCGCCAAGCTGTTTAAGAACCGCGCCAAGTCCGCCGCCACTACTCGCGAAAACAGCCGACAATTGCGTTCCTTGCTGGAGCGCGATTTGAAGCGGGTTTTGCATCATCGCGGCGGTAACGCCGATATCTTGGAATTGCGCCGCGATATTACCGACATTGAATTGCGTCAAACCGGACTTAGATCGCTTAAGGCTATCGTTTAGCGTATCGACACCAACGCCGCCTTTCTTCGCAGACGATCCGAGTTTTTCAAGGTCGCGCTGGACCTTAACGGTTCCTTCATCGGTAACGACAATCTTAACGTTATAGACGGCCATTTAGGTATCCAATCCGCCTAGCGTTTCCTCTAGCTCCGTCTCGACTTGGGCTTGAGCGGCGGCTATCGCCCTATCAACAAACCCGGCTGGAGCTTGCTTCGACCATCCCGAATTCAGGCGCTCAATATAGGGCAAGTTGTTGGTGATGTATACCGCCTGTCCGGTCCTACGGCCACGTAAAGCGGTCGGGACCGACCATGTAGCGCCAGCCGTGTTCCGGCCTTCCCCAAAGCTCCCCCCGGCCCCGTAAGGCGGCTTCCAGCGGCTAGGATAGGCAAAGAACGCCGGGCGCGTCTCCGCACTTTCCGATATATAAGACACGATCCAATTAGAGCGCGCCGTGCCAACGTCTATCGGCGTTGCGCGCGCAATGTGGGCAACCGTTGCATACGTAATATCTTCGACAATTTGATTAATAACCGGATCGACCTTTTGCGCGAGCTTATTAAACCTTCGCGAAAGATCATGTAAACTTCTAGTCTGAATTGCCTTTGCCACTAGAGTTTTCCAGTTTCTTCATTTCTTCGCCTATAATATGAACGTCTACCCGTCTAATAACTTCTATAGCAATATCGGTTTGTTCATCATCGAAATTATAATTATCACAATAAAATAATATCTTGTCTAACGGAATTGGTCCTAGCTCGAAATTACGACAAGTCGTTAAATCGTTATAGGCAATATAATAAAGCCTTTCGCTAGGTTCTAATCTAGGCGAATTCTGAAATTTCTTCGGAATAGGCTTATTAAACCTAACCGCATTCTGAATAATATTCTTTTCATGCGGTGCTAGATTTAATTCGTAATCTAGCACCGCGATTAGTTTTTTGTGGTATTCTCGACGAGCGCCGCAAGATAGAACTGCATATCTTCCGCAGTCGATTTGCATTCGACAAGCAATTCGGGCCAACGCTTGAATGCAGCGATAACATTTTCCCGATTGAATGGTTCGATTTCTTCGAACTCAATCCCCTGTTTCCAGTTTTCGGGCTTATCTTCAATCGCTTCGTCAGTATTGGTTTCCCAATTCAAGACGATAGTATCCGCGTATACTTCCGCCAAGATTTCCGCCGATTTCGCATCGGAAAGCATCTTGGCGTTGATAAGTTTTTCATACTTACGCTGAATTTTTTCCATTGCAACAGCGTAAGCGCGATTAGTTCCGCCCGCTCGCGCAAGCGTAATTCGGCAATATCCGAAATCACGAATAACGCCTTCCTTTTCCAATTTCTCGGAAGTGCGGAAAGCTTTATCAAGACGACTCATAAATTATTACTCCGGGTTAGCGAGGTTCGGCAAATAATCGAAGAATACCCACAAACAGGTGTAATCCGTCGCGGGATTGATTTTCGCCGCCGTGGCCGCGTCAATGGTCAACGGAAGCGTAATCGGATCGTCCTGCGAAACGTTCAACCGCCCGTTCCCAAGACCGACTAGCGGGGCGTCGAAAACAAAACCAGCGTTTTCCTTGACGACCGCGAAATTCACTTCGACGTTTTCGTTTCGGCGAACCGCTTGCACCGCTTCGATAGTCGCGAAATACGCCGTGACTTCAAGCGAGACTTCGAACGTTCCCGCAGTAACGTCGAACGCGCCAAGAACCGCAACTGCCTTGTTCGGCGTCACGTTATTATTGATCGTAACCGACGCTTCCGTAAGATACGCGAAAAGCGGGTCAGGATTGGAAACAGCGGGATCGATGATATTCATTCGCAACATGGCGAAATCAGATGACGTATTGAAAGCGTCGGTCTCGACCAGCGCTTGATAATCGCCGTCCTTGACACCTTCCGCCGCCGTCAACTGTTCGTTGTCAATAGCGACGAAAGTCAAATCCGCATTGATCTTGTCGGCTTGCTGAATATTCAGCGTGAATTCATTCGGGATAGCGCCGACAAGATATTCGGACTGGACAGCATCCGGCGAAGCGTCATCCGGTGCGCCAAGCTGACGTTGCAATTGATAGGACCGCCGCTTAACCAGCGAACCAAGTTCATTTTTCAGGACGCGACCGACGAAAATAGAAATCGCCGACGACCCGGCTTCCGTTACCATAGTCGTTTGCGAAAGATCAATGGTAACGTCATTTCCCGAAACCGATTTAACCCGCTTGAAGCCGTTATTAACTTCGTTCGTGAAAGCCGTTCCGCCGTCGCCGCCAACAAAAATCCATTCGCCGGGGATAAGCGAGGATGCGATTTCCGTAGGAACGCCAGTCAGGATAGGAAGATCGCCGGAAGCGTCAACATCAACCGCGCCGGATGCCGAAGTCATACCGACTACGACGACGCGGGCGTTTTCAGGGACTGGACTTTCGGCAGTAAGCCCGGCAACCTCAATATCGGTTTCGGGCGATCCACCAATAGCCGTTACGGTCTTGATACCGTTATTGCCGGGTACGGAAAATCCGCTGGCATGAACGATAGCGCCGACAGGAAATGCGGAAGCGTCAGACACGACAAAAGCCGTTCCGGTTACTTCGATAATATCCGCTTCCGACTTGCGGCGAAAATCTGCGAACATAACGCCTTGTAGCATGTCCTGCAAATTCGATTGCGTAAAATCCTGATTAAATCCGCCGCTGGCGTCAAGATCGGTAATCGCGCCTTTCTTGCGCTGGCGCGAACGATTGATAGGGTTGCGCGCGAGCAACGTAAGTTCACCGCCGAAATCGGAATATGAATTCGGTTCAAGCGGTTTCCAAACCGGGTTAGGCGGAAGAACGCCGATGCTGATTTCTTCGGCGTAATACAGGCTGGTTTCGTTGCTATCGATTTTGCGACGGAGTGCCATCGTAACGGTTCCTTTAATGGATTTGATCGTATTCGAAATCAATAATAACGTTCAACTGTTTCCAATTGTCGTTACTCGGATTGACTTCGTTTATTCGAACATTTCGGAACCAAGCACCGCTAGGCGTCCGCTTTCCTTCGTAAGCACCGCAAACGATTTCGGCTAGATCATACGCCGAAACTTCGGAAGATTTCAAGGGCGCAAAGACTTGGACGGTAATATTGCCGCCGCGCATCCAGCGCCTTTTACCCACAACGTTCGCAAGCGATCCTTGCGAGCCGTCGAAGTGTTGAATTGTTATTCTCGCCCAAGCCGTTTCCGAACTAGGCAATTCAAAATCGTAGCCGGGATAATGGCAAGGTCTTGGTTCCCAAACTACGCGGAATTTATCGACCATTTCCGCGACGGCAGTAGAGATTTTACCGGCAACGCTCATGGGAGTTTAACCCCTATGAAATGCAAGACGACAATCGGGCCGGGTTTAAGCGTTTCAATATGTTCTATTTTCCATCGAACGCCATTATCATAAAGGAATTTCATATCGGAATAATCGTCGCCTTTATTGACAGGCGCGACTAGGGCGATTTGCGAGCATGACCCGAAAAGCTCAACAACCGACACGCCGAAGCCTAGCGCGTTAAGGCTGGACGGCTGGACGAAAGCCCCGACCACGGCTACAGGGGCAGCGACGGGCGCGCGGTCCCCTAGAGGCTTGGAAGGGTCAGCCGGGCCGGTAGAAGCGCCCTGTAGCTCGATAGCGCGCCCATAGCGAGCTATAAGGCGTTGCGCGGTCGCTAGAGGCTTGGAGTAGTCGTAAGCGCTCATACCCGCACCGTCCGAAGCGCGAAGGATTGGCGAAGGAAAGCGCCAATGATGCTATCGAATGCGTAAAGCACCGGAAGCGCTCCAGCGCTCGCCGCGATAACTTCCGAATACTCCGTTTCAATCGGCCCGATCTTTTCGCGCTTAACGAAAGCTTCGGAATTCCCGACAGGTTGAAGATCAATCCCCGCGTTGACATACAAGCATAATTGACATTGCGCCCGAATGATTTGCGTCGGGATCGTATTCGACGGCAAAGTAACGCAATTGATAATCACATTCTTTCGCGGCCAAGCGAGCGGTTGAGTTGCCGCGTTAACTTCCTCGCCCTTCCATTGATAGCGATAGGTTTCAAGAAAATCCATCGCCTTAATAGCCATGATTTTGATAGGTTCATCGTCGCCGGGCGAAGGCGAAGAAACTTGCATCGTTACGCCGCGCGCCGCAGCATAATCAATAATCTGTTGAACCGTCGCGTAAGAATTCGCGCCTTCAACTATCGAACCATCTTCAATGATAAGATCAATCATTGATCCATTCCTTAGTTGGCTTTCCTAGAAGGTTAGCCGTTGCGCCTGAATAAGATTTCACTTTGCCCACAAGACGCGGATAGGTCGCCTTCCATGCGGGCCAGAACGAATTAGCGTCGTTCCAGATTTCCGCCTTATGGTAATGCGCTTGCGTCGGTTCCATCGGAACGCCCGCAAGAATAACTTTCGTAGCGTTGAATAGTTCGAATGCAGCTTTAACCGCATAAAGTCCGCTCGATCCCGAATAGACCATTTCAGGCCAACGATAATCGAGAATAGACGAAATAGGCCATACGCCGCGCCTATCGCGGTCCTTGTGGGCAATTGTAATACCGGGACTTGAATATCCTCTTTCTTTTCTCGTCTGTAACCAATCTCCCATTTTGATAGGATGAAGAGTAATCGCGGCGTCTATCTTGCCCGGCCAATCTTCGATTGAATTATTTATCGCGATAACAATATCAATATCGAAATTATTGAAAGCTTGTTCGGTTTCTTTCCAAACGTCTTTTCCACCGCCAATGACCAAGGCGACGATATTCTTATCCGGTTTAATAAAATCGGATCGTTTAACATGATCCCAAGCGAGACCAGACGCGATTTCGTCTATAGACCACTGACGCCAAGCCATGCGAGCAAACCAATCATTCCGATTAGGTTCATCATAACTAATAGTATCCAATCGTTTATTGGCAATTTCGAACGCCATTCCTCCAATATCGCTAACGATAACCGGAACGCCGTTAACGACAGCATCAACGCCAGTATTAGAATTATAGGTAATGACAAGCTTCGCCCCCTTCAATACTGTTTGAAGATCGCCATTCATTGACGGCATGAACGACCGATAACCCCGCTTAATAGCTTCCGGGTGCGCTCTAAATTTAACTTCGCCAATATTCAACTTACACGCTTCGTTATACGTTTGGCGATACCAAGAATTAATATCGACGTGTTTTATCGAAGCGTCTCCCGGCACCTGCCCTATAATTAAAATATATCCGTCTCGATTACCGTAATTATTGCCAATAAGATGACCATAATTAGAATTAAATCGTGCGGGGTCATTATCGCTATTCCATTCCGCCCGACCGTTTAGACCATT